TCCGCTGCGGCGTTTGCTCGTTGAGCAACCCGCTCCCAATACCGCCGATTGGTCTCCCGGACCTTGTCCTTGTTCTTGGCCCTCCATTTCCTTGCATACTCTCGCTGAGCTTCCAGCGCTTTCTCTCTGAGATCGTCCATACTGTTTCCTCCTTCGTGAATTCTTTTTATCTTTCTCTCTTGACTTTTGTACCCGGTTGAATTATACTGTAACAAAAGATAAAGGTCAAGATAAATGTACCCGAAACGAAAAAGCTGGTACAAAACATGAATCGAGGAGGACTTATCCTTATGGTTGGTAACGATTTTGACAAGCAGCTCGGCCTTCGGCTGGCAAAACTGCGGGAGGAAAGAGGCTGGTCACAAGAGCAGCTCCGGGAAAAAACAAGAATAGAACGTCGGGAGACGATCACGCAATGGGAAAACGGAACAAGGAAAATCAAAGCTGAGCATATCCTTCTTCTCTGCGAAGCATTCGGTATTTCCGCTGACTATCTGCTCGGCCTGTCCGACGATCCGCTCCGTACCCCCAGCGCTGTCGATGACTTGAGCCTGTCCCCTGAAGCTATCATAGGCATAAAAAGGATTAAGATGATTTCAGAAGAAACCTTCAAACCCGATATAACGGTAATTCTTTCCATGCTTGACAGAATCTTATGCAGTGACGAATTCCTCTCCGCTCTTATCTATGTTTGTGAAGCGGCAGCAGAAGTATCAAAAACAGTAAGTATGTATAACACCATAGAGGACGAAGCCAAGAAGAATATGCTATTCGCTCAATACCGTCTTCTTTCTGCGGACAATGAAGAACAGTATTTATTTAAGAGGTTTCAAGCAACCCAACGCTTTACAAACTTGCTCGACATTATATGCGATTATGAGGCTATCGAGAACGCAAAAGCGAATGCATTTGCTGCAATTGATAGGTTACGGGAGGAGGGTCACAATGGCGAACATTCGGAGAATTGAGAATAAGACCGGCGTCTCCTTCAAGATCACCGTCACCAACGGCACGGATCAGACCGGGAAACAGGTCCGGCACTATCGTACCTGGAAGCCCGCTCCCGGCATGACGGAGCGCCAGATGGAGAAGGCTGTCCAGAAGGCTGCCGCAGACTTTGAGCGGGAGATCGAGCAGGGCTATACCCTGGACAACCGGCAGAGCTTCGCACAGTATGCGGAGTATGTCCTGGAGCTGAAGGAGCGAACCGGCCTGAAGCACAAGACCCTTTACGAATATCGGCAGCTCACGGAGCGGATTTTCCCGGCTATCGGTCACTTGAAGCTGACAGAGATTCGTCCGCAGCACCTCAACGCCTTCTACCGCAGCCTTGCCGCCTCCGGCACAAGGAAGAGCGGAGCGAAGGCAAAGGCGAAGATTGACCTGGAAGTTGTCATGGAGGAGCAAAAGCTGACCCGGAAGAAGCTGGCAGAGCTGGCCAAGGTCTCCAGCTCGACGGCCTCGGCTGCCTGTCGTGGGTGCAGCGTCACCCGGGAGAAAGCGGAGCAGATCGCCCAGGCGCTGGGGCTGTCCTTCTCCAGGGCCTTCACGGTCACAGAGGACACCCGCCCGCTCTCAGGAGCGACAATGCTGGCCTACCACCGCTTCATCAGCACCGTCTTGGAACAGGCAGAAAAGGAGCTGCTGGTCCCCTACAACGCAGCGGAGAAGGCGACGCCGCCCAAGCTCAAGCGCCGGGAGGTCAATTACTTCCAGCCGGAGGAGATCGCCTCGATCCTGGACGCCCTGGAAGGGGAGCCGCTGAAATGGAAGGCCCTGGTCCATCTGCTGATCGTCACCGGCTGCCGACGTGGTGAAATCCTCGGCTTGAAATGGGACAAGCTGGACCTGGACGCAGGGAAGGCCAAGATCGACACAACGCTTCTGTATGCCAGGGATCGTGGTCTCTATGAGAGCAGTACGAAAACCGGCAACGTCCGCACCGTGGGCTTGCCCAAGGAGACGGTGAAGCTCCTCCGGGATTGGCGCAAGGAATGTCTTGAGCTCCGGCTGGCCAACGGAGACCGCTGGCACAATACCGGCTACGTCTTCATTCGGGATGATGGGCAGCCCATCCACCCGGACAGCCTTGCCCATTGGCTGCGGGCCTTCTCAGACCGGCATAAGCTCCCGCACATCAATGCCCACGCCTTCCGGCACACCGTCGCCTCGGTGCTGATCGCCAACGGCACAGACGTGGTGACCGTCTCAAAGCAGCTCGGCCACCTGGACGTCAGCACGACGGAGACCTTCTACTCCCACATCATCGAAGAGAACAAGCAGAAGGCAACGGAATGCATTGCCGACGCCCTGCTCCGAAAGAAGCAAGCCTAACGACAAAGAGACCAGGCAACGGACCCCAATTCCGCTGCCTGGTTTTTCTTTGTCCTCGTCCCATCGTGCGCCAAAAACGCAAAAAAAATCGGGATCGTGCGCCAAACGTGCGCCAAATCCCGAAAAACCAGCCGAAAAAGCGCCTGGACCGAAAAGAGAAAAACCCCGATTTTCTTAGGAAAATCAAGGGTTTTTCAATGGAGCTACTGGCCGGACTTGAACCGGCGACCTGCTGATTACGAATTGAGAAGTTGCGGTTTTTCGTCGTTTTGGAAGGTGTCAAAACATGAGGAAAAATAAGGGTTTTTCAAGGTTGCCGTTTTCCATCGTTGTGACCGTTTCTCCGATTTAGCGCACGTTCGTGCGCCAAACGTGCGCCAAAAAAGAAGGGCCGCAGCTCTCTGGCTGGGCCCCGCTTTATGCGCTCTGTTCACTTGGCTTCCCACTTCTTGAAGATCGCTCTCAGCCCATCCAGGTCTCCGGCGTGGGCTGGCCCCTCCGTCTCCTGGAGGAAGGGTGTGCCATACTTCCCGGCAAGGGTGATCATGCTGATGATGATCTCCTTGAAGCTCGGATCGGATCGCCGGTAGAGTCCCAGGAGCTCGGCTGTCGTGCTGTCCATAATGTCCTCCTTTCTCAGGCAATCGCCTGGACCTGGCTGGCTCCGAAGAAGCTGGCCTTATAGCTGGCTCCGTCTCCCTTGCTGCCGTGGACCAGCTCGCAGCCGAACAGGGCCTTGCTGCCGTGGATGACCTCGAAGCCCAGGGCCTTCCAGCCCGCCCAGGTGTTGGTCTGCTCGGTGATCCCGGCTCTCGCCTTCGCCGCCTCGATCCTGGCGGCGTTGACCGGCTCGGCCTTTGCGCTCAGCCATGCCCGATGCAGGGCCTCGGAGAAGCTGATTCTGCCCTTGCGGAACAGGGCCCAGGCCCTTGTCATGATCTTGCTCAGGTTGTAGCGTTTCATTGTGTACCTCCGTTTCGTATTGTGGTGGGGAGGAAGCAAGCGGCGGGTGGCGTTGCGTGCCATACTCGGGTCTTACCGTATCCTGTCCCGCTCTTGCCTTGCCTTCTTTGCATCTGCCTTGGCTTGCTTCCGTGTCCCTCGATCTGTCTATAGTATACTGCCGTCAGTAGATAAATGCAAGACGGAATATTGCACAAATATACTGCCGTCATGTTGTGCGTTTTGTCTATTGACGGCAATAGATACAATGTGATATAATCCCTACGATGGAATAGATCAGCCGGAAGGATAAGCCCATCAGAGAGGAGGCGCAGCGCATGTCGATCAAGAGCGACGCCCAGCGTCGGGCTGTGGCGAAATACAATCTGGAGAATTATGAGCGGATCGAGCTCCGGGTGGAGAAGGGCATGAAGGACAAGATCAAGGCCCACGCCGCCAAGCATGACAAGGGAAGTGTGAACAGCTTCCTGAATCGTGCGATTGCTGAGACGATGGAGAGAGACCAGCTCGGCAGCGAGTAGCCCTGCGGGTTCCAGGGTGGCCCTGGTGGACCGTGGACGCCCACGGTCGTTGCTTGCTGCGCCAATGCAGAAGGGGCCAGTCTGATACACCCATTTTCCACAAAGGAAGAAAAAGAAATGGAGCGGGAGGCGATCAGCCCCCTGCTCCTTCTTCGTTGTCCCGCCTTCGGACCCGGCCCAGCAGCCTCGCATTCAGGTCCCCGACCCGGATGCCGTAGATATACGCCAGCCTTCCGGCCTCCCGGTCCCGCTCCCGGATCAGCTCGTTCAGCCGGTCCCGCTGCGGCCCCGGAAGCTCGTCCAGAAGGTCCCGCAGCTCCACGGTCAAGGTCGCAAGCTCGATGCTGTCCTGGATGACCTCGGCCTCGTCCACGTCAAGATACGGATAGATCGTCATGGTTTTCCTCCTGTCAAACAGCAAATCCTTCCAGCCCATCCTCGAAGATGATGTGAACGACGTGCTCCCCATCCTCCTGGCGCTTCTCCCACAATCCCAGGTGTTTGCCAAGCAGCTCCAGCGCCCTGAGACGGTCTGCGGTCTTGACCTCCTCGTCCTGGGCGATCTTGGCAATCTCTGACAGAATCCACTCCACGGTCACAGCGCATTTCTCCTCGGCAGCCTTGTGCAGCTCCTGGATGGCCTGTTGAATCTGAGGTTTTCTGAGGTTTTCAGCTCCGGTCTGATATGCGGTCTTTTCCTTGTACCCGGCCCGGATCGCCGCTTGTGTTGCGTTCAGATCGATCATGTACTCCCGGACAAAAGCCGCTTGCTTTGGCGTCAGCATGGTTCCCGCCTCCTTCCGTCTCCGTCTCAGAGCACCCAAGGACAGATTTAACAATCCTGGCGCTCTGTTCAGCCTTCGGCCTGTTCGTTTATCCTCCCGGAGGAAGCGGCGCTCCTGGGGCCTTCTGCGGCCTCACAGCCAGCCTTGTACATGGCCAGCCAATCAGAAAACCGCATGGTTACCAGCCAGGGCTCCCGGTTTCTCCGATGGAAGACGGCGGGAGCGCCGTCCAGGAAGCGGTCTGCGTCCCGCTCCGCTTGCCGCATGGCCTCGGAGACGTTCAGCTTCTCCACCCGCTTGACCTCCACGTGGATCCCCGGCAGCCCCACCAGATCGGGGACCGTCCCGAAGCAAGCGCCGCCCCGCTCCATCGGATAGCCTTCTTCCTCCAGGAGCTTCGCCAGCTCCCGCTCCCCCTGGGCTCCCTTCCGCTGGGATGATTTCCCGCTGCTCACCGGCCCGCTCCTCTGCCCGGCCCCGCCTGGTTCATGATCGCCTTTGCCTTCAAGCCCCGGTCTCTTGCTTGGGCTTCCCGAAGGCTGGCTTGCACAAGAGGAACGATGATGGGACACATGGAATTGATGCGGTCAAACAGCCGCACATACCGCATATCAGACGGTCTCCGAATGTCGTTTGGTGTCAGATTGGTTGTGATAATCAGCGGCTTTTCAGCCAGCGCCCTGGCGTCGACGAAGGCTTCCAGTTGTTCTATGGCAGAGTCCGTGTCCCGCTCGGCGCCAAGATCGTCCAGGGCTACCAGGTCAAAGCTGTTCAGATCGTCGATGATGGTTTGACGGTTGCCGTTTGATCGAATGACGTTCAGCAGCCGGGAGGTGGAAACGATCATGGCAGAGACGCCCTGCTCCCGAAGGGCATTCACAATAGCGGAGGTGTAGAAGCTCTTGCCTGTCCCCACAGGGCCGGTCAGCAGCATTCCGGCAGGGAGCGTCTTCAGCTCGTCGAAGTGTTCCACGAAGCTGCGGCATTTGTCCCCGGCCTCCCGGAAGCCGTCCTCGTCTCGATGCTGATCGGAGGCGAAGGTGTACCGCTCATAGCTGGGATCATAGAAGGGGCTGGAGGTGGCCATCCTCCTGGCTGCGTCCACCCGCTCCCGGTGCTCACGATCCTGGTGCTCCGCTTCATCACGGTTTCTGACGCAAGCACAGGGAATAGATCGTTTCTGCCCGCCCATGCTCTTGATTACCGCTTCCACCGGCTCCCGGCATTTGGCGCAGCGCCGGAGACCGTCTTCCCCGACGAAGGTCTCAGCGGCTGGGCCGCCTTGTTCAGACCGCTCAATGATGGCTTGTACTGTTGCCTTGGTAAGTTCGCTCATGTGTAATCCTCCTCAATCCCTGCCAGATATTCCTCCGGCGTCCTGATCCTGTTTCGGTCTGTCGTTGATCCCGGCAGCTTGTCCTCCCATCGGCCCTGGTTCAGCCAGGTCGCCGGGTTGGGTATGTACTTGCCTCCGTCCTTGGTCCATTGCTCTGATTTGCGCTGTTCCTGGACGGCATGAAGGAGCAGGGAAACGTCAACCTTGGCCTTGGCAAAGGCTTTTCTTGCCGCTTCCTTTCCGACCTTCCTGGGATATGCCTCCCAAAATCGTCGGAAAGCGATCTCCCGCTCCGAAGGAGTTTCATTCTTGTTCTCCTTTTCTTTCTCCTTCTCCTTTTCCTTTTCCTTCTCCTTGGGTTTTTTGGGTTTTTCGGAAAACCCTTCGGTTTCTGCTGAAACCGTTTGCTTTTTCGGTCTGCCTCCCTTTGCGCCGTTCTCCCGGTTCTTGGCGCATTTCTCCTCATATCCCTGGATATCACGTTCAATCTGTGACCGCAGGGTGGGCCAGAGGAAGCGCTCATTCCCGGGGAAAGCTGGTATTTCCCCGGTGGCCTGATAGTCCATCATTGCCGTCACCAGCCTCCCCCGCTCCTCCATCGAGTAGGGCTCCAGAGATTCCCGATAGCTGAGATAGAGACACACATAAGCCAATGCCATACTGTCACCCCCATCTTTGCAGGGGCCGGACGCCGGTCTCGGCCTGGATGGGCTGGACGTCGCCGCCGCCCTCGCAGCGCAGATAGCTGACCAGGTTGGGATAGAAGAGGAGCTGCTTCGCCCCGGCCCGCCGGATCGGGACCACGCCGGTCCGCACCCAGCGCCGCAGCGTGTACTCTGAGACCGGCAGCCCATCGGAGCGGGCCCTGGCTACGGCCTCCCGGATCGTTACCACGTCAGGCATCAGCGCACCTCCTCCCGCTTGTCGGGCTCCGCTGCGGCGTTTGCTCGTTGAGCAACCCGCTCCCAATACCGCCGATTGGTCTCCCGGACCTTGTCCTTGTTCTTGGCCCTCCATTTCCTTGCATACTCTCGCTGAGCTTCCAGCGCTTTCTCTC